TTCCCGAAGCGATGGGGCCGGGTCAATCCAGATCAGGAAGTAGGCGAGAAGGGGCAGGGGTCAGGCATCACAATTCAGATCGGCAGGATCAGCGATGCAGCTACAACTGACTGATCCCCAATACGACCATGTAACCAACGATTCCAAGTATCCCCTGTTCATTGGAGGGTACGGATCAGGCAAGTCCCATGCTCTGATTGTGTCTGCCTTGCGGGATATCGTGACCGCCCCGGATGGCAACCTCGGGATTTACTGCCCAACCTATGACCTATTGCGCCTCAATCTGGTGCCGCGCTTCGAAGAATTGTTCGATGAAGTGGGTATGCCCTACAAGATGAATAAGGGGTCGTACATCATGAACGTGGAGAATCACGGCGACCTGATATTCAGATCGATGGATAACCCCAACCGGATCGTGGCCTACGAAGTGTTCAGATCGCACTGTGATGAGATCGATCTACTCGCCCGGGGCAAGGCCGAAGAAGTATGGAACCGGATCATTGCCCGTAATCGCCAAGTGGTCAGGGGCGACCATGTGAACAAGGTATCGGCCTACAGCACTCCAGAAGGATTTGAGTTCACCTATCGCAAGTGGGGCAAAGACCCAAGCCCGGAATACACCTACACCCGGGCAAGCACACTGAGCAACCCTCACCTTCCTGCTGACTACGTTGAAAGCCTGATCGAAACCTACCCCCCTCAATTGGTGCAGGCGTATCTGGAAGGGCTGTGGGTCAACCTCACTAGCGGCGCGGTCTACAGCCGATTTGACCGTGAACTCAATGATTCCCAAGAGGTCGTAAAAGGCAATGAACCCCTTGATGTTGGTATGGACTTCAACGTGCATTTCGGCGCGTCAACGATCCACGTGGAACGGGCAGGATTACCCCATGCAGTCGATGAAGTTCGTAATGCTTATGACACTGACGCTCAAATCGCAGCCCTCAAGGGAAAGTATCCCCGCAACCCGATCACCGTTTGGCCAGACGCCACCGGCACACACAAGAAAAGCTCCAACACGACCAGTTCTGATATCGCTAAATTGAAGGCCGCCGGGTTCAAGGTGAAGCACGTTCCAGCCAATCCCCCCATAAAGGATCGAGTGGCCAGTGTCAATGCTATGATTTGCAACGGGCAGGGCGAGAGGCGATACTTCGTTAATACCAGCAAGTGCCCCGAACTGGCGGCAGAGCTTGAGCAGCAAACCTATGATTCAAATGGCCAGCCCGATAAGTCTGCAGGACTCGATCACGGCACCGATGGCGTGGGGTATTTCCTTCATGGCAAGTGGCCAATCGTGAGGCAGCAAGCTCACAACGTAACTGTATTAGGTAATTACTGAGGAATTCCACCATGGCCAAAGTCGGCAAGAACGATAAGAACAATCGGCACCCCCAATATCTTGAAAATGAATTCGGATGGCGCATGGTCAATGACTGTGTGGTGGGTGCATCCGCTGTAAAGCGTTCCAACGAACTCTATCTGCCAATGCCTACCAGCATGGCCACCATGAGGATCAAGCCCTCAAGCGTAGGGAGTGGCGGCGGGAACGTATCGCAGGGGCCAATCTGGCAATCGCTCATGGAGCGCAGCCCGAACTACCATTCAAATCCGGCCTATGCAGCCTACAAGACCCGGGCGCAATTCCCTGATATCACCGCGAACACACTCCGCGGACTCTTGGGCCTCGCCTGTAAATCCGATATGGATGTGCAGATCGAGCTACCGGATCAAATGAAATACCTTCTGACCAGCGCAACCACCACCGGGCTGAACCTGTTTCAACTCTATAAAACCGCGCTCGGTGAGGTGATGAAAACAGGTCGTTACACCCTGATGGTCGATATCAATGAGTCCACCGGCCTCCCGATCATCGTGCCCTATGTGGCGCAGACCTTTATCAACTGGTGCGAGGCGCCCGTGGGTGGCGTCAAAACCGCCGTGCAGATGATGTTCGAAGAATCGCAGGCAACCAACCCGGCCGACTACAGCCAATCCGATGAGCCGCCCGTGCTAAACCGTGAGTTCTTCCTGAACAGTGAGCAGCAATACACAATCGCGTTCTATGTTGACGGTGAATTGCACCAAGATTTCCCGGTGCAGCCGACCTATTTGGGCCGGGTACTCGACCACATACCGCAGGTCATTATCGGTTCGACCGATTACGGCACCGATGTTGATGTGATCCCCCTCTATGGCCTCGCTGACACAGCGGTATCGATCTACCAGATGGACGCCGATTTAAGTCAAAGCGAGTTCCTCACTGCCAACCCGACCTTGGTCATTACCGGCATCGATGTGGATGAAACCCCGGGAGTGGTCGGCCCCAATATCGCCATGGTGATCAGCAACCCGAACGCCAAGGTGTTCTACACGACAACCGATACCGGCGGTCTTGGAAGCATCCGCAGTCATATCGAATTGGCATTCAGGCAGGCGGCCCATGAAGGCGCCAATCTGCTCGGCCCGGACAAGGCAGGGGCAGAATCAGGCGAGGCGATCAAACTTCGACAGGCAGCCAGCGGCGCAACCCTTGAGGGGGTGATTGATCAGGTCGGTGATGGCATCCTCAAAGCCCTTCAAATGATCGCTGACTGGATGGGCGTATCAGGCGATGTGGTGTTCAGCCCGAACAAGGACTTTGGCGGCAATAGCCTCACGGCGCCAGAGCAGGCAGCATTGCTCCAAGCGTGGATCGCTGGCGGGATTAGCCGTGAAACCTATCTGGAAAACATGCAGGACACAGGCATCCTGAGTTCAGAAATCACCATTGACGAGGAAGTGGCTCGTATCGAGGCAGCCAGCCCCGGTTTCGCAGCGCCCCCAATAGTGCCCGATGCCGACTGATCGTGATGTGACAGATGCCTACCTTCGACATGCCGTGCAATTGGATCGTGCGGTATTGGGTGAGGCTGGTCGATCAGCAACGATTGCCCGGGAACTCAATGATAAATTCCTCGCTGTAATCATACCCAAGCGCACCCGCACCCCTGCTCAACAGAACCGGGCCGTGAGTGCAGCTACCGCTGAATATGTGAGGGGGTGGAACGCCCAACTGGTTCCGCAACTGGAAGCCAATGGTGCCCGAGCCGCTTCAATAGAAGCAGGATTCCAAGCCGGTGCCCTTGAAACCTTCACTGGAAGCACGACAGTCCGTATCCCTGATGAGCTTGGCCTTCTGCAACGTGCCAGCGCCACCCCCTTTCAGGGAAAAGTGATGAGTGATTGGGCCATGGGTGTCGCCGGCTCCACAATCCGGGCCGCGCAATCAGCTTTGAACGTGGCATTTGCCGAGGGATTGTCACCCGGGGATACCGAAAAGGCGCTGGCGGGGGTGATGCAGAGGAATGTCCGCGATGTGAGGGCTGTGGCGCGTACCTACATGCAGCAATACGCATCTCAGGCGCGTGACAGCGTGTTACAGGCCAATAATGATCTGATTAAGGGGATTATGTGGGTGTCTACGCTCGATAACCGGACTACCGGCATTTGCATGTTGCGCGATGGCGAGGTTTACGACATGGAAACCAAGGAGAATATTGACGGTGGGCCAAGCTGGCTCGATGGCCCCGGCAACTCACATTGGAACTGCCGATCAGTGGGCACCCCTCAATTGGTCGGTGTTGAGGAAACTGGATACCGTCCTGCAGTCGATCCGGGTGAGGATTATGAGCGTGGGGATAACACCACCCGATCAGGCCGGGTCAGGAAGCCAAACAAGGCGGCCCGGGAAGCAGATATTTATTCGGTTCGTGGAGGCGCCAAGCGCGGTGTCCCTGTGAATACGAATTACGAAACTTGGCTGAAAGCGCAGGGTAATAAATCTCCCGCTTTCGTTGAGGATATCTTGGGAGTGGAAAGGGCAAAGCTGTTCAATGAAGGCACACCCCTGTCCAAGCTCATAGATAACAACACTGGAACACCTATCACTCTCGATCAACTAGCACAGCAAGGAATACTCTAATGGAAATAACCGAAGCAGAATTGGCAGCAAAAATCAGCGATGCCGTGGCAGTCGAAACCGCTGGCCTCAAAACCAAGCGCGATGAATTACTGGATGAGGTCAAATCGACCAAGGCCAAGTTCGCCAGCTACAAATCGCCGGATGAAGTGGCCACCATTCAGGCGCAACTCGATGAGGCGCGTAAGGGCACCGGCACTGAGGATGCTGTCAGACTAGCGTTATCTGATGCCGAAGCTAAACACCAAGAGGCGGTGCGCGATCTGACCACCAAGCTCGATGTGGCAACCCAAGCCCAAACCGATGCGACCAACAAGTACAACGGGTCGATCATCGATACTCAGGTACGGGCGCAGGCGATCAAGGCAGGCGTACTCCCTGAAGCACTTGAGGATGTTTGCAAACGAGCGGCCTCGATCTTTGTGCTGGATGCTGACGGTAAATTGGAAGCGCGTGATGCCAGTGGCCAGCTACTCAAGGATGAAAGCGGTGAGCGCCTTGTGACGCCTGACAGCTACATGGAGTCATTGCAGGGCAGCAACTCGTATTACTTTGGGCAGTCCAAAGGATCAGGCGCACCCGGTACAGATCGCGGAGGCAATGCCGATATGACGCCGGATAATGAGAAGCTGGACAATGCAGCCAAGACCGATTTTGCTGCCTTCCAGAAGATGCGCCGCCCGGATGCCAAAGAGGCATAGTTGACACCCGGGGGTTCGTGAGCTATAAAGCGATTAACAAGTGATCGATTATGGCTAGGCCAGCCCCCGGGGGGTTCTAATTCTTCACTTGAGATTGCCAATCAGGCAGGGCCGATTGACAGGACAGATCATAAATTGATTGCGCCGGTCGAACGCCAACAACCTTTTTGTTCGCGGTGCTGAACTTAAAGGAATTCAAAATGACACTCACAGCCATTACCGTAGACATGATTGCCGCAGAAACCCTGTTGCAATTGCAAGATCAACTCGTATTCGGAAACCTGCTTTACCGTGACAAAACGTCTGATTTCGGTGATGTACAGGGCTTTGCCGTAGGCGATTCCGTTAAAATCCGTCAGAACACTGCCTTTCAGGTAGATGAGTTCGCTGGCACCGTTAACCGTCAGAATATCGTGCAGTCCAAGCGCGACTTCGAAATCGAAAAGCACTATGACGTTTCGACTTCACTGACCTCTCGGGAACTGGCACTTGACCTCGATAACTTCTCCCGGGAAGTGATCCAGCCTGCCACCGTGGCACTGGCTGAGAAGATTGAGGGCTATCTGGCATCGAAGGTTTATCAGTCTGCTTCGCTG